GGAGGTTGGAACGCTTGTCCAAAATGGTTCAAAAAGAATTGCGGGCTACGAGATACAAGACGGTAAATGCGTCGTCCTGTATGAAGAGATCAAGTTGCCTGAACAAGTCATAGCAGCAATTCCATCATTGCCGCAGGTCACAACGGTGGGGGTTACCGCTGCTGTTGGTGTGACTGCTGGTTTAGCAACGCCGCTGCTGCTTAAGGCGGTAAAGCCTGCCGTTAAAAAAGCGATCCTGAAAGTTAAGGCTTTGCTGGGGCGAAAGGCTCCACTTTTAAGCGTGTTTGAGAGGAGGCAGGCGCAACGGGCGGCGCGGAAATAGCGTGTCTGTGCGGCAAAACTTGCCCTGGCTTTGGCTTGATCATCACGTCAGCGCAGACAGCAAAGTAAGGCGACTTGGGATGAAACTCGATGCCTTTCAGTTTTAGTTCTCCGCAGTTCTTGAGCCTGGCGATTTCATACTCAAGGCGCTTTGTTTCTGCAATCTGTTTGTGCAGTTTGATGTTGGCATCAGCCATCGCCTTGCAACGTTCTTGCATTCCACCATCTAGAGGGATTGTTGCTTGGATCGACAAACCACCTGACCAGTTGTGAGTGTCTTTTTGACCTGTTCTGGTGGGCATTGTGTAGAGGACTCGTCCAGGATTGTCGAGTACCCCATTCTCATCAAGGTCAGAAATATCGTATACGGGATCAGGAAAGTAGTCCACATACGGAAGCTGCCAGCTCTTGGACCTATTGACATAAGGCGTGACCGTAATGATGGGACCTTGGCATTGAATGCCGTTACCAAAGGAATTAGTGAATGCTTGCGATGGAGCGATCATCACTGCTTGGTTTGTGACGCTCCCAGAACTGGTCGCGCTTGGAGCGGCAGTAGCAGACACGCCACCGATTGTTTCTGCGTTAGCTGGTGAGGCCAGAGCTAAAAGGGAAAGTGCTATTGACTGAACGTACTTATAGTGTCCGTAATCTGATTGATCTCCGTCACTTTTTGCACAGTCGTTATGTTTGAAAGCCCTGGCCCTTTGTAGGTTTCCGCGAACTGCATGGCCGCTCCAGGGGTGATGATTTCCCAGCTTGGCTTGTTGTTCACATCGAGGGCTGACCATTCATTTACGGTTGTTGTGCCTGGGGTGAGACTGGCACCGTTAACCGGGCCGATGTTGGTGCCGCTCACAGAGTATTCCCATCCAGTGCTGTAAGTCTCAGAAACAATTGTTTCAGTGACCTTACTGGTGGTTTCTGTGTGGCTTGTCATGCTTCCGGTCTGAAAGTTAGGGATGACCGGAGCCGATTGCGCGGGTTTAGCAAAAGCAAACGCCTCTCCCGCCAACCCGCAAAGCAGCAAAAGAAGAACACGCATCAGTCAATGGTGAGTTCAGTTACGAACTGGCCGATCGCCAATGTGTTAGCCCCACCGCCAGTAACTGTTAATGCTCCTGCTGGGGTGATTGTGCCTGCAAGTGTCCCAATCGTGCCAGCAGCTGTGCTTTGCAAGCTAGAAAAATTAGGGGTTTCGCCTGTTGTTATTGCCGATGTTGGGACGGCATCGGCCTGAGTGTATGACTGGCTGAAGCTGAAGGCGTTGCCGGGTGTGTCTTGCGTTGCAGCGATTGTGCCTGGAGCGTAAACACCAGACGTGATCGTACCTGCTGAAATCGTATTTGCTGTAGTGCCGTCAGTCGTATCAACTCCTGAACCGCTGATTGAAAAGCTGGAGCCAATTCTGTCTGCTGTAGTCATGGCCCCGCCCACTTGAAGGCTGACTGAGCTGGTGATTTTGTGCATTAAGTCAGCATGAGCTGCTGGAGCGAAAGCCAGCAACGTAACCAAAGGCAGGAAGTGCTTCATTTTGGTGGCTCCTTTGAATCAATCTTAGGTGGCTGTTTTTTCTGCTGGTTAGCAGACTTGCGCTCAATACCAAAAGAGGCCATTGCCCCCGTGAGCAAGCTAGCCACAAAAGTATTGTCCATTTTCATCTGCGGGAAGAAACCCAAATAAGAGACTGTTAGCAATGTGGCGCTCCATACCAAAACAGCGCATTTCACAAGGTCAGCGATTGCAACGCCTTCCTTTTCTTGACTTTCTTGCGGTTCTGCCATGATGGAATCAATGCCGAGGTCGAAGCATGGTTGAAGTTTGGGCGGCTGCTGCTGGTGCGTCAATCACCGTGGCTGGGCTTGGCATCACAGGATTGAAGCAGCAAAGCCAGCAGGGCAGGGACTCGTTGGTGCGTCTAACGACTGCTGTTGATGGCTTGAGCAGGCAGCTTGACGTGCTTCACACTGACATCAAGAGCCGAGACCAGGAAGTGTTTGCCAGGTTGAGTGATTTAGAGCAAGCAGTGGCACGACTGGAAGGCCATAGCAATAGAAACTAGAATTTCAGCAGTTGAACAATTCCAATGTTCCTGATCCTGAAGCCAATCCTTTTTCGGTTTTTGCGGTCTGAGAGTTTGAAACGTTTAGTTGTAGATCTAATCAAGGCATACGCAAAACGCTCTGACAACACAGTGGATGATTCAGTAGCAGCCTTTTTAGAGAAAAATCTGTTTCCGTCAACCTCTAACAAGTGATCCGCAAGCGCGTCGTCTTTGCAATCTTCCTTGGAGTGCTGACGGTTATGTCTGGCGCAATGCTAGCCGGTGCTGGCTTGATCTATTACGCAGGTTTTCTTGATGGCGGCAGAGGTTGTGACGCGGCAGCATTGAGCCAATGAGTCCTCGCCTAGGGAACCTAATGAGCCTCGCGTTGCTCCCCTTTTTCTCTTTCTTCAGATCTGACAGCCCGCATCAGCTTGCTGCAATAAAGGAGCTGGAAGATGCGATGCCTGAAGAGTTGTTAGCTGAGGATGCGGCGTGGTTTGAGGCGTGGAAAGCTAGCGGCATTGCACAGCGGGCGATCGTTCCCTACGTGCATCAACTAAATTTTAAGCGCAATGGTCACCGAAGATGTCTAGACGCATCCGCAGCAATGCTGGCCATTATGTACGGCAAGGTGGGCAGCGCCGAAGAGTACGGGGAGGTGCGGAAGAGATTTGGCGACACGATCGACGTAAAGGCTCACGTGAGGAGTCTGAGAGAGCTTGGCTTGAACGCAGAATTTCGCAATGATGGCGACCCAGCTTTGCTAGAAGCCGAGGCTGCCAGTGGACGCGTGACAATGGTCGGCTGGCTGCATCGCGGAAATTTGCTTCGCGGTGAGCCGCCAGAATGTGGCTCGCAAACGTGCGGTCACTGGTCATTAATCGTGGGTTTTGAAAATGGTGGGCAGGAGGGTGATGCACAGTGGGTGATGCATGACCCAATGGGCGCTCCAGACATGGAACGCGGTGGGCATCCCAACCGTTACGGCGGTAAAAACGTCAGGGTGCCGCGCAGCACCTTCAATCAACGCTGGATGGTCGAAGGCCCAGGCAGTGGCTGGGTCATCCTTGTGGATGATGAGTGAATGATTGGGGCGCTGCACATGGTTCTCGCACCATGAGCTAATTAGCAGGCCGGGCGCCCCTGCAAGCCTGACTGACCCGCTAATGAAAGTGGGAAATCCAACGGTACACAAAATCCGCTCTAATGCCAGTTTCAAAAGAGTTCAAAAGGGCAAACGCTTTGATCGTGCGTTACCGCCACCCGCGTGAAGGCCCTCCGTCCTATCTGGTTTGGGAGCCAGAAAAAAGCTACATCTGTCTGTCGCGGGAAGAGCTGTTGAAGGCTGTGAGGTGGCCTAAGTACACCAGCACTGGCGCGGCGTTACGCCAATGGATTGAAGAGGTTGAGGTGGATATACCGCCAGACCCAGAGCCAGTGCAATGAACCTGTATTGGGTCTGGTCATATCTGGTTGCATTTTGGACCACTGTGGTCATGGGTTGTATTCAACCTGTGAATTGGAGCAACTGTTGGCCGCCTGACTGGCTAATGCAGGGGGTACATGATTACATGCGTGCAAGGGCTCCTTACTCCGAGGAGCGCAACATCTTGCAATCTTTGGAGAAAGCTGATGGCCTGGGCGGACTGGATGGTTGTCAAACAGACCCTTGAGGAGGAGCTGAATCTGGAACGTCAGGTCCGAAGCATCAGCAATACCGAAGACCTCCATGCGCTCCAGCAGCTATGCAGCGCTTTGACCAGGCAGAACTGGCATTATTCAAAGCTGCTCAAACAGGCTGTGGGACGTGTGGCTGAGCTGGATGTGCGGCGTGTTTGCGATTAGTCGGCTTTGGGTCTCAGTCTTTTTTGTAAAGCTCGGCCTTCGACGCGAGCTTTGACAGCTTCCTGCCATTTGGCAGCGTCTTTGATTTCTGCTTCAGGGTATTCATCGGGATACTTCTCCTGAAGGTAG